GATCGGCCCGACCATCATGGGTCCTCAGCCCGGATGGGGCGGGTACAATCCCAATACTTGGGGCTTCATGGACAGCACTATGTCGTCGTTGGATGAGTCAAGTGCGATGGCGAGGATTTTCGGCGATGCCTACGAGGCCGAGTATGATTACTTTGGCGTCAACCGAACAGGCGATGCTCCCGCCCCCTGGGATGTTCCCCCTGTTGCGCCGGGCGGTGGAGGGGGATTTTCTGTGGACCTTGGCGGACTTAATATCAAAGACTATCTCAAGAAAGCAGAGACGTATGCAATAAGGGATGCGTATGACCAGGTGTATACGGAAGGTGTCTTCCCTAGTGTAAATATGCAGGGAACCCCCACGGGTTACTACGACCTTTTTACGGGGGGGGATACGCCATTTGTGGACCTCAGTCTACCCTTTGAAGATTTGTCTGCACAGTTTGGTTACGACATAACTCCAGTATTTACGGAAAATCCACTTTCCGGAACTCCGATCAGCGAGCTTGATGAAGCGGGTATGGCCGAACTCAATGCGCTGATTGGTACGTCGGGTACCACATCATGGAACAATTCACTTTATGGAGATTGGTGGCCCGAAACAGAGTTTGGCATCCCGCTCCCCGGAGAAAACCATCCGTGGACCTCCTTGGGAGTCTACCATGAGGGCCTCCCGGATCCCGTCACCTCCGCCGCGTACACCATGCCGTATACCCTGAATGAATTGTGGGATCTACAGGAATATGGTTGGGCCAGTGAGGGTGTTGGGAATCCGTTCGATACCACAGAAGCCTCCGCGACTCCCGCACATTTGCTCGATTACGACTGGGCACTTAATCGAGAATCCGATCCGTTGGGCCAGCGTGACTTGCGCGCTGACTACTTCGATGGAAATATAAGCTGGGAGCAATTCATCGATCAGGCCGAGGGCATTATTCCACCGTCGGTACATCAGGGTCCCGGCGCTGGTGGCCCCGTTGGGACACTTGAGGGCTTGACTTCGCAGATGAGTGGTGGACTTAGGCCGTCATCGGAATCCGGTATAGGTGCCTTGGTGAATTACCTGGGTTCACTTTCTGGCGATACTCCGTTCGGCATGAATACATCCTTCGCGCAAGCGGGCACCGACCCCTTCGGCGTCCTGGAAAGTTCCCCCACTTCGCTGGGTGATGCTTCGAGCTTCCTCCCGACCGACAATCCCTACATTGATCTAGCCGAGAACCCGGGTATAGGGGCCATCATCCCGGGTCTATTTTCCGGAGCTTTCAATAGAACGGGTGCTGAGGGTGAAGCGGGTGAACCCGGACGCCTGTTTGGTGGGGCGGCACCCGGTGCCCCCCTCGCCAGCCTTGCCGGAATTTCCGAGTTGATGACTGATCCGATGTCGATAGGCGGGTGGGCTGATCCGAACAGGCCCGACCCCTCCGGCAGGTATAGCGATTGGAGGTATTACGCCCCTCCGCGACCCTCGTTCTTGTCAGCAGATCCGGATACGGGGGAATATACTGTGCCCCAGATTGTTCCGGGCGCTGCGGAATATGGAGTTGCGCCCTCCTTCGATTGGGATATAGATTGGCACGGCATGGCTTTCGGGATGGCCGATGGTGGGGCTTTGGCCCCTGTCCCCGAATATTCTTCAGGGGAGCCCAGTTCTGATTTGATAGACATGACGGTCTCGGCGCTTACCGGAGAAGTTAAGGATTCCGGAGTTGTGATCTCTAAATTTATCAAACAGTATGGCGAGGGTGCGCTGGAAATGCTGGTTGCCGACATTATTAATGGCGGCGACGGTAGTTTCTTGCGTGGCCCCGGTGATGGTAGGGCTGATAATATTTCTGGACTTATAGACGGTACGGAACCCGTCAATCTATCCAGCGGAGAGTACGTTGTTCCAGCAGATATCGTCAAGCAGATCGGCGGCGGTAGTACCAAGTCTGGGGCTGGTAATTTGATGAGTATGGTGGATAGCATTAGGGCTGCCACTAACGGAAGGAATGGTCCAGCGATACCAGCATGAGTATTCTATTTTGATATTTCAGGATCCTTCTAACGCGGATGCGAAATTTACTCCCATTAGTCCCAGCCTTGTGGATGCTTGCTGGGAAAGAGCCGAGCCCATGATAGAGAGGGCTTGTGCCTACTCAAATGGAAGATTTACTCCCGAATCAGTTAGGGACGAAATAGATAAGGGTATTCAGGTCCTCTGGGTTCTTTACAAGGGTGATGACGACATGATGGTTGTCCTGACTACATCGATACAGAATTATCCGGACAAGAAGATGTTGAATATTCCCTTTTGCGGCTCCGATGGTAGCGAGTCGTACTGGCATGATAATAGATCCATGATTATTTCCAGGCTCAAGGATTGGGCCTCGCAGCATGGATGTTCAGGTATAGAGCTTTCGGGCCGTAAGGGGTGGGAGAAGGTTCTTTCTCCCCTCGGGTTTGAGAAATCTTATATCGTTTTAGAGTTGGAGATATAGTATGGGTGGAGGCGGAACGAATTACTCACAGGGTGTTAATTATACATCGGATATGCCGGTATGGATTGAGCCTGCCCACATGGAATTGGCGCGTTGGGGTACGGAGGTAGCCAGGACTCGTCCGTTCCCCAGTTACCAGACTGCGGAGGGTGTGGCCATCCCCAGGATAGCCGGGTTTGATCCGCTCCAAAGCGCCGCGTTCCAGGGCAGGCAGGATCTGTATACGCGTGGCGATCCCGAGAGTGCTGCTGCGTGGAATGCGTGGAACTCGATGAATACTACCCTTGGTGGCATAGCGGCTGTGACCGATTCCTATAGCCCCGGTGGCTTTACCCCGACTGCCATCAGCTCCGGCTATGTTCCGACCGCCTCGTACGGTGCTCCCAGTGTTTCCTCAACGTATTCTGCTCCCGAGACTTACGGTACGTCCCCGGCCACCTGGGGTTACGCTGCCCCCGGAGCACTGGGTTCTGGGGATGCTTCGTTTGATTACTCCCCGGGTGATTTGGCGAGTTTTAACCCGGATCGTCTATCTTCGCCATCTTATAGTGCTCCTGGTGCGTATTCCCCGAATTCGGTCGAGTCTTATTATTATGGTCCAGACTCTCCCGCTTTTGGGGATGCTTCTTCGGGTTACACTGGCCCGGGAGCAGCCTTTAACTGGGGCGATGTGTCCAATACCTACGGTGCCCCGGGTGCATTTGATTTTACTGACATTACATCTGCTTATGCGGCACCCAGTGCTCTTGGTTCGGGAAACGCTGCATGGGATTTCACAAGCCAGGGAGAGGCTGACTGGGGCGATGTTTCCAATGTCTACGGTGCCCCGAGTGCACTTTCATCCGGAAACGCTTTGTGGGCATTTACTCCCGGAGCGGCTGACTGGGGCGATGTTTCCAGTGGGTACGGCGGCCCCGGGGAGTTGGATTTCGGGACTGCATCCAGTGTGTACGGTGACCCTGGCACAATTAACGCGGGTGCCCTTGCTCCAGGTGATTGGAATGACTTGAAATACACTGCGCCTGACCAAGATTTTGGATCTTGGGATGTGAGTAAGCCCTTGGGAGATCCCGACGATCCATCTTCCACTACGAGTCTTATACGAAGGAACTACATAGATCCGTACACTGATGAAATGGAAGCGCACATATCTCGGTTAGAGGAGGATCTTGAGGCCCAGTTTGCTGAAGAGGATTTGGCCAAAAGTGCTGAGGGTGTAGCCAGCGGGTCTCGCGGTGGTTACAGGGAAGCTATTTACGAAGCAGAGAGAGATGCTGCGCTTGTTAAGGCGAAGGCGGACCTAAGGTCGCGTGAAACTGAAAAGGCTTGGGGCATAGCCTCCGAGCAGTTTGAGCGAGATAGGCGTTCCAGCATTACTGCTGCCCAGATGTCGGACGAGTCTGACTTCAGGGCGTCTCAGCAAGGGATCCAGGCATGGGGTGGTGATCGGGCCGCCAATTTGCAAGCCAGGGAACTTCAGGAAAGATTTAAGTCCACCTATGGTGACCAGTCGATGCGGGCCGCGATAGCAAATCAGCAAGCAGCGCAAGAGGAGGCGAGGATAGGGGAGGGGATGAGCTTGTCCTCCTCCGAACAGTCTCTCCGTGCGGCGATGGCGAATCAGCAGGCGATGCAGAGTGAGTATGATTTATTTACTCGCTTCGGATTGTCTAGTGTCGAGGGGGCATCCCGCGCCAGCATTGCGGACCAGCAAGCCCGACAGGCCGAATACCAATTGATGAATCAGTTCGGTGTATCGTCCGGAGAGTTTGCGTTGCAAGCGGCGATGGCAAACCAGCAAGCGAAGCAGGGTGAATATGACCTGCTTAATCGCTTCGGATTGTCTTCTGCCGAGGGGGCTTCTCGCGCAAGCATATCGGATCAAGCGGCCCGACAGGCCGAATACCAATTGATGAATCAGTTTGGTGTGGCTTCCGGAGAGCAGGCCTTGCAGGCCTTGATGGCAAACCAGCAGGCCGCCCAGGCGGAGCACGGGATGGAGCAGCAGTACGGCCTAGCTGCGGGACAGGAATCTCTCCGTGCGGCAATGGCAAATCAGCAGGCGAGGCCCTCAGAGAAGGAATTGTACAACCAGTACAATCTTGCGAAGGGCGATCTTGATCTTCGTAGCATGATGGCAAACCAGCAAGCCCGACAGGGCGAGCAGGCGCTGCTTGAACAGTACAGACTGGCGAGGACAGATTCGTCCCTCAGGGCGCAGATGGCAAACCAGCAGGCCGCCCAGGCTGCATGGGAAAGCGGCCAAGGCTTCGGGATTGCTGCTTCCGAGCAGGGCCTCCGGGCGTCGATGGCGAACCAGGCTGCCTCCCAGTCCCAGATTGACATGTTCAACCGGTTTGGACTAGGCGCTGGCCAGGGGGGTATGAACGCCTCGATAGCAAATCAAGCTGCCCGGCAGGCAGAGTACGAGATGGAAAATAGGTTTGGACTAGGTGCTGGCCAGGGCGCTGCGGGAATTTCCCAGTTTAATGCGGGCCAGTCATTCCAGGACGCTCAACTCCTTCAAGAGCTGAAGATGCGAGAATCTGAACTATCCACGCAGGCTGGTCAGGCCGATAGGGCTGCCGCGCAGGCAGCCTGGAGTGCGTACGAACAGGCAAGGCAGCAACAGGGCGCAATGAATGTCCAGGCGGAGGCTGCTTATTCCCCGATTGCCCTTGAAGCCCAAAGGCTTGCCGAGCAGGCCAAGTACCAAGATGCTGCACTGGGTGTCGAAGCACAGGGAAGGAGTATGGAGAATGCGCTCGCTCAGGCGGGTATGTATGCCCAGCAGGCCGGGATGGCCTCCGACCTTGGCACCCAGTTCGACGCCAGGCAGCTAAATCGCCTGAGGGAGATGGAGCGCGCTGGCGCATCCAGGCGTGAGCTTGATCAATCTGTCTTGGATATGAGTTATGAAGACTACATGCGAAGAACCAATTGGGCCGGTGACCAGTTGAACTGGTTGCAGGGTCTACTGTCTGGGGCACCCGCCGCCCAGCAGACGTATCAGACACAGCCGGGACCCTCGCCGGTCTCCGAACTCCTCGGCCTTGGTCTAATGGGTAGCCAGCTCGGGAATCTCTTCCAGGCCGGAGGCTGATCATGAATAATAGAAGGTGTTGCAATGGCTAGATTTGGTATGCCGGGCGCAGGTTCCGGAATGAGTTCACCCGGGGCAGATACTCCCACGGATTCCCAGCTCATCGAGGAAATAAAGAGTTGGCCGGACGAGAGGATCGACGAGGAACTCCAGAGGGCGATAGCGGTACAGAATAGTCCCGTCCCCGTTGAGGGTCCGATGGCCCCTGGTCATATCATCCTTGCGGAAAAAACCAAGAGGAACGATGTCCGGTTCAGGGAACCCGGAGGTCCAGTTCCCCCAACATCGATTGCCGAAGAGGCACTGTCTGGTGGTGCGCCCCAGGGCCAAATGCCACCCCAGATGCAGGGCCAAATGCCACCCCAAATGCCACCCCAGATGCAGGGCCAAATGCCACCCCAGATGCCACCCGGGGGACAGCCCGGTGTACCCAATGAAGATCCCATGCAGTTCCTTGCATCCTTGCAGGGTATGCAGGGTCCCCAGATGGGTATGAATATGGGTGGCTTGGTCCCTGGGTACGATAATGGCGGCAAGGTGGGGATGCCCCTCGAAGAGGCGATACGGATATTGAACGATCCTACATCCTCCCCCAACGCCAGGGCTATGGCCCTGGCGGTCGCTGAAGAAAAAGCTCCACGGCGCATGGGCGAGGACTATCGCGGGCCTGACGTACTCAGGGAGGCAGTCGGTTCGGTGGGTAGGCTGATGACGGGACCGCCCGGCGGTAGCAAATGGGACGAGACTAAGGATGATGTTCCTGGTTACGTTTTGCAAGCCATGGCGGCGAACCGGTCCGAAAGTCAAGTGCCGACCCGGGATCGCCGGGTACCCGTCATGGGTCAATTGAGTAGTCGGAATAGTCCGGAGGCGCAATTCTTTGCTGCGCATGGGGCAGATCCCGCCGTGACGGCACCCGGGGGCGATCCCGCCATGCCGGATCCTGCTAGGGACGTTAAAACCAGGCCCTATAAGGATTCAGGAGGTCTCGGGGCCTTCCATCGTGAATATCAGCAAGCTACTCCGCCCACACCTGTAAATATTGCTCCCTACCAAGAGCGATTCGACACAGCCATGTCTGCAATGGGGCAGGGTGATGCGCTTCAGGGGCAGATCGATGAAGTTGCTGGGAGAATATCTGACACGAAGGGTCCAGACTGGAGGTCTGATACAATACTGGCCCTCGGCGCTGGCTTGATGGGCGGGCGTGGAAACTTCCCTGAGGATGTCGGTCGTTCGGTCCGGGGTGCCCTTCCGTATATGCAGCAGGGCAGGATGCAAGAGTCCAGGGTTAAGAATCAGGCACTCAGGGAAGAGCTTGGGAGACTTGAACGCCAGCAGGGTCGCAACGCTGATCGTCGATCTGAGGCCCACCGGGGGGCGATGGCGTCCAGGCAAGATACCCTGGACACCAATGCGAGCCTCAGGGATCGCTTCGAGATGGGGCAAACTGCCTTCAGGTCCGAGAATGAATCCAGGAGATTGGGTATCAGTGAGAAGCAGTATGAATTGTCCAGGGATAACGCGTTAAATGCTCACAACAGATGGTATTCCGGGTTTGAGTTTACACAGGAAGAGTCAAAGAGAAACGAGAAACTTGCGACCTCCAGGCAGGCTAGGCAGATTGCGATGGATAAGTTCTCTTTTCAAAAGTTCAACGCTGAAGAGTCCCGTGCGTACACGAAGATGGCGGCAGACATGGCCAATGCCCAAATGAAGGATCATGTGGGTGAGGATTACAATGCGCAGTGGCAAAAGGCATACGTCAGAGCGCTGGAGTTTTTGTCCGGCGGGAATGGTGCTAGCGGTGTGGAGCGGAAGCTTTGACAAGCGAAGAGTATCTGAGGATGATCCAGGGCGGTGGTGGTAGCCAGGATATATTCTCGCTTGCCGGAAGGCGTCCTCGTCCGGCTGAACCGGAACAGAAGAGGATGGTTTATCTTCCCGACGGGAGCCATGTCAAGGTTGGCCCGGAAGTCACGGACGAGGAGGCCTTGGCCAGGGCCAGGGAGAAGTACCCGGAAATATTTGCGACCGACGAGGACTCTGGTCCGATAGACGCATTCGTATCCAGCCTTGACCGCACAGTTTCTGGCCTGATTCCAGGCGCTAGGGCTGCTGTTGCGGTTGCTTCGGGCGACGAGGAGGCCTACGACGAGGCCCAGGCAAGGTTGGTGAGGGCCAGCAGGGAGGCTCACGCTATAGCCCCCGACCTCCTCAGTGTGGGCGATATTGGCGAGGCATACGACAAGGATGGATTGTTGTCCGCCATTGGCACTGGCTTTGAGTTCGGTGCAGAGCAGATAGGCAGCAGCATGGGCAGGGTGACCCCATCCCTTGTGACCGGCGCTGCCGGGGCATTGTTGGGTAGTGTGCTTGGTCCACCCGGTGCTGCCCTGGGGGGCACGGCGGGGTTCTGGGCGGGCAGGTCCCTGACTACCATGCTTGCGTTTATGTCCGAGGAACTGGAGAGGGACTACGCCGAGGGCCTAGTTGACACCGAGGATGTCAGCCTGGGCAAGGTGCTTACTGCTGCCGCCGGTCAGACTGCCTTGGATAATCTGGGATTCCTGATATTGGGTCCGGCGCTTCGGATCGGCAGCAAGCCAGCGCAGGGTGCTGCGAGGTCTGCCTTTGCCAGGGTGGCTGACAAGATAAGTAGATCCTCTCCGCTTAATAGGTTTGTTGGCACGCTCGTTGAGGAAGAGGTGGCGGAAATTGGGCAGCAGGCGCTTGAGCGGTGGCAGGCCGGTCTTGCAGTTAGCCCCGCTGATGAAGAGGCTGCCGCCGAGTATGCCGAGATCGCACTCGCAACCCTGTTTCCATCCATTGGCTTTGCGGGAATGGGTGAGGTTGGTCACAAGATACAGCAGAAGCGCAGCCTGCTTTCGGACGCCGAGGTTGAACAGAATTACAAAGATTACATAAGGGTCCAGGAGGCTGTTCGCAAGAGTGAGGAGCGACTTACGGCAGAGACCGTAGAAGCTGAGGCTGCTACGAGGGATATGGATTCTCGCCAGAGTAAGTTCTGGCTCGGAAGAATGAGCGAGATTGCCGGTGGGTTGAGGGAACAGTACCGGAGGATAATCTACAACGACGAGAAGGTTACCAAGCGGGATGTTGTACAGATAGCAGAGGACAGAAACATTCTCTGGGATAATGATCCCGCGTTCATGTCATTCAGCAAGAGGCTCACCGGGTCTCTTGAGCTTGACAGTATGAACGATGATCAGCTCCTGTCTATGTATAAGCGGATATCCGCTATGCCCAGGCAGGAGTCAGCATCCAGGCTCGCTTACGCCAGCCCCGAGGAGGCGGTTGACCTTGGTGCCAAGCTAAATAAGCGTAAGAGTAAGTCCGTCACCACTGCCGGTGTCCGATCCGCCCTCGGTCTTAATGATGCGAGCCTCGATGACACCACAACGGACGCTATCGCTGATGGTTATATCGAGAAGATGGTTGAGATGGGTCTCGTTAAGGCCGAGACCACCAGTAGTGGCGATGTTAAATATTCCTTGTCTGGTTCGAGTCTCCCCAAGGGGATTAATGAGAGCCTGTATAAGAAGATAATTCAGGACGCCATCGATTCAAAGGATGGAGCATTCCCATCCCTCAAGGAGATGGGCAAGAAGTACGGGATACATAGCCTCCGGGCCTATGACAGACTCCGCACAGCCGCCATTACGCGGAGAGATATCGAGGTAAGGCAGGGCAAGGAGTATGTTTCTCCCGACCGGGGAGATGCCGGGTCTTACCAGCTAATAGTCAATGGAACCCTCGACCCAACTAGGTATTCCAGCAAGAAGGAGGCGGAAGAGGCCAGGTCTTCTATTTATTCATCTGGTCTTGACGCTGAACAAGAGGGTGTGTCCGATGCCAGGGCAATGGGCAATGCGTTCCGCTCGACCAACCCCATGGGGGTTGTGGAAATAATTGAGAATCCATCCCGGCCTATTCCCGAGGTCGTGGAGGGGTATAGATATTCCGTAACCCACAAGCCCGGGGGGAGGGGCGGTACGGCCTGGGTTGTAAGGAAGGCCCCCGTCGAAGGGCAGGCGAAGGGTGATTTCGTAAAGTCTTTTTCGTCCAAGAAGAAGGCTGAGGAATATGTAGGTAGGGCCAACGGCAATACCAGGGTATTCGATGTTGTTGTAGACGGCGTAAGGATCAAGAGACTTTCCTCAAGGTCGGAGGCCAATAAGTTCAAGCGGGACAAAGAGGCGTCTGTATATAAATCGAACTACGACGCTGTTGTGAAGTCCCTGGGGGAGGCTACGTCGGAACCCTCTAGGTTCCCGTGGCGTTCTGATTCCATTTATGGAAGTCAGACCATCGATAGGATGGCCAGGGAGAAGGCCCTGAAGGCTTCCAAGGCCTACGCCAAGAGCATGAAGGTCCAGTCAGTTGGTGTTGACGCTGGACTGTTGGCTCCCAGGAAGGAAGTTGGCTGGTCCTTGTCCGAGTCAAGGACGGAGGAGGAGGGTGCTTCCGGTAGGGAGAAGTCTTCCCGAATGCGGGAGGTTGACTTCTTTGATTACACGGACGATCTCGCTGCCCTGGATGTAATGCTCCAGAGTGGTCAGATTACTCAGTCCCGATACGACAAGGCTAAAGAAATTCTTGCGCGGAAGGCAGAGAAGAGAGCAATTGGGAGTCGTGACCTAATCATACATGACAGGACTGGTCGCGAGTCCGTCAAGGGTAGGTTGGGCAGGAGGGCTAGGCCGGATGATTTCGAGGCCAGGGCGCTTGAGGCTGTTCCGGAACCAACCTTAGAAGATGTCTCAACCCCAGTGCGGAAGCCGCTTCCCCCGCCCCCGAATGATCAGTCCAATCTCGTCAAGGCCGTTACGACCAAGTTGCGTTCTGTCCTGAAGCAGGTTGGCCTGGAGGATGTGAGGATCAATCTTGTTGAGGCGCTACAGGACGAGACTGGTGCTCTCGCAACATTCAACGATGCTACCCAGACAATCGAGCTTGCATACACAGTGGGGTTGCAGGAGATAAGTTCAGAGGAAACTCTTGTAAACATCCTTCTCCCCTTCGTTCGCCATGAGACCATTCATGCCTTCAGGAAGTTGGGAGTTATTAAGCCACAAGAGTGGAAGTCCCTGAGGAAGTTTGCTCTGAAGAGGAAGATCTCCAGTGCCCGCCTAAAGGAGATGAATGACGCCCTAATCGCAGATGGCAAGAAGCCGCTCGCCGAGGGTTCAACGTATTTAGATTTTGCGCAGAGTTCCTATTCTGAAATGGGTAACAGGTCTGCTGAGATAAGCAAGCTGGAGAATGCCCTCAGTGAAGGGGCTATGACTGAGGAAGAGTTCAGGGCGGAGATGGATCGTGAGGGTTCCCTGAAGTGGATCGAGGATGATTATTTCGAGGAGGCAATCGCCCAGCTATACCAGGATGTGTTTACTGGCGAGGTCAAGTTGGCGGGTCAGCCCAAGGGTTTGATACTCAGGGCGGCCAACTTCCTGAAGAGTGTATTCAGGGCACTCACTGGCCAGGGTTACAAGAGTGCTGACGAAATATTCCACTCCCTTTATGGCGACCAGATGGCTACCAGGATTGAGAATGGAAGATCCCTTGATCCCTGGTGGGCCAGGAGGTCGGGCGAGGCGAGTGAGATAAGGAGCAAGACCCTCGCCCTTCGCGGAGAGCTAGAGAAAGTAACTGATAAGCGAAGAAAGCAACTCCTGGCGATGGGTAAACCTGAGGCAGAGGTGGATGCGATACTCCAGCGCGAGTCGGGAGTCATGCCTACCAGCACGGGGGTTGAGGCCGGGCTGGATGCGGCTGGTCGCGAGAGAAAGGCGAGGGCTGCCCGCGAAGCCGCCGGTCTGCCCGAAGACCCCGAAAGATCCAGGGCTTCGATGGTTGGTGAGGGTGCCCGTGGGGGAGTTGACCCCGAAGACCTAATCAGGGTGCGCCTCAGGGAATTACGCAATAACGGCGAGACGGCATTCGACGGAAAAACATTCAGGATGTTCGGCAAGAATGAGGTTGAGGTTTATACTGGCGCTGCGGATCCTCAGATAATGAGTGCAACTGACGCTCGTAGCATGATTCGCAAGCTATCTGGCATGGTTGATGACGACCGTATTGTGACGGCCCCGACGAACACCATAGATGCAGCCATTAAGCGTGGATCATTCGACAGAAGGCCTAACGGAGAAATCAGACTTGCAGGTGGTGCTGCGCCAACTATCGAAGAGATCAACAGGCAGCAAGAGTCGGCAACTGAGAATATTCGGGGTCGAGAGGCGCAGAGGGCCAAACTTGAAGAGTTGCCCGATGACGCTGGCGTAGATGATGTTCGCAGTCTTGTGGGTATAGACTCTAGGGAGACTACGAAACGCGAAGCGATTAGGAATTTTGATGAGCTAATAGCAGACAGCAAGCAGTACTTTGACGATCTTGAGTTGCTCAAGGAATGGAGGGATGATGCGTGGGAGGAGAGGTCCCCCCGCGAAGCCGCTGGCCTACCCGAGGATCCGACCAGATCCAGAGCTTCGATGGTTGGGGGGCAACTGATCTCCGAAGGAGATGCCCATGCCGCCGCGCAAACGCAGCGGGGCGTACCCGAAGCCGTTATGGATGAGATAACGGCAGGGGCTAATCGTGCTGGATTCCCGGCAGTCCTTGGCGACCTGCTGGAGCACGTTGGGGATATATCCAACAGAGCCCAGCAGCATAAAGGAATAGCCATTATAAATGTTAGGGAAAAGGTTAATAAGGTTTTGCGGTTTGGTTCAGAGAGAAGAATGTCTCTTGAGGATGACATCGAGGATTCGAGACGCTTCAACGCAGAGTTTGACCTTCTTCCTATTTTGGAGCCCGAGCTTAAGCGCTTGGATGATGCAGGTTCGGAAGTCCGGAAAAGAGCAGGCTTTGAAACTAGGTCTGATTTATGGAATGCGTTCCGGAAGAAACATCCAAATCTCAAGGATCTAATCAGTAAGGAGGTTGAGAGGCAGAGGAGGTCTGAGATATCTGCACTCTCTCGCTATGTAGATGCTCACGAGACCCATAACGTAGCGTTAACAGAGATGGGTAAGCTAGGGAAAGATATGGCAATCCATCTCGGTAAGGGTGAGTACGATGCCCTCATGCAGAAGGCGCGAGTTCTGGATGGCTTGGTTTCCGAATACGAAAGACTGGAATCGGAAGGAAGGAGGGGTGAGGCAGAGGCGCTTAGGCTCAGGCCAGCCCCCATTTCCCCCCGCGAAGCCGCTGGCCTACCCAGGGACCCCACCAGATCCAGGGCTTCTACGATTGGCGGAACTCGGGAGCTGAGGGAGTCAACATCCGTTGTGGATTCCGCAGACCGTGGTCTCATTAGGGATCAACCTTTCGGTGACGAGGTGCTTGATGATTCCTTTACCCCGATTTCACCGGGTGCTGTTCCCGAAGATGGCTATGCTTCCGGAGCCCTGAGCGTTGGCGATTCCTCTTGGTTCGGGATCAACTATGATGGTGTCGGTCAGTACAGTGAGTCCGGTATGCCAGTCGTGGTTCTCTCGGGACACCATGAGGATGCAAGGCTAGCCCCGGACGGTACAGAGTTGGGGGAGCGTGGCTTCGGTGCCGTACACCTAGACAGGCACAACGAGGACATACAGAATTTAACCTCCAGCTACAAGAATTGGCGCGAACTTCTCGTTGGCTTCGGGAGGGAGATGAGGGACTTCAAGAACAAGGAGAGGATTGGGGAAATTGTTTCATATCCAGAGCAGGGTGCAGTTTCCTTCATATGGTCTAGTCCGGAGTTCAAGAAGCCAGTCCTAGTCAGGACCATGAATATTCCAAAGGAAGGGCTGGGGGATGTTGCCTATGTTGTATCTGCTTACCCGGTAGACACGTTTGCAAACCCCGTCGGCGGTAGAAGGAATATTACTGGGCATCTGCACGGCAAGGATGCCAGTATCGAGTCGATTAAAACATTCCTGAAGCCTGAGTTGTCTCCTAAGCTCAGAGATTCGGAACGCAGGAGGTATGCGACCAATTCATACGAGGGCAGATCTCCGGAGCAAGTGAGAGCACTTGAAAGTGTCGGGCTTCCCCAGTCTGGCAGCCACGGCCTCAGGACAATTTGGGATTCCTTCAGCGCATCGCTAGCTTCTCCCACGAAGGATTGGAGCGATATCCTCATTGCTTCAATGCTTGATCGGTTTAAGCGGATCGAGCGATACGGAAAACTTGCTAGGGCCAAGGCCGAGGAGCTTGGGTACGAGGGGATGCACGATCTGTTTGATGTATCCGCCCACGCGATGGCCCTTATGTCGGACAAGGCGGCTGGGTATCTGGCGACCTCCCTCAGGGATGGGGTGATGACATACAAGCACGGAGTCCCGATGATCGAGGGGTTAAAACTGGTTAACTCTGCCCCCAGGAGGGAGTTCGATCCAGTTACAGGGAGAACGGTTGAGCGCGAGATGGTTACCGTTGAGGGTATGTACGAAGAGGGATCAGAGGGTGGTCTCTTTCCGATACTCGAAGCACTGTCTGCGAAGAGGCTGATTCCTGAACTGTTCCTGTATATGCGTGCGCTCAGAGGTGCCCGCCTCAATCATGAGGGCCGGTCGGTACCCTTCGATAAGGATGTGATAGCGGAGGGGATGGAGGCTGCAAAGAATAATCCCGAGATAGTTGTTGCTGCACAAAATATACAGAACTGGAACGACGGGATCATTCAACTCCAGATCGATGCGGGTATTATCAGCGAAGAGATGGGCGATGTCTACCGAAGGTATTCGGATTACATACCGTTCTACGTTGAGCTTGAGGGGGTCAGGAACGAGACGATTGAGGGTATCCTGAGCAGGGAATTGGGTCGCCCCGATGCAGAGATGTTCATGTCTGCTGGTATAGCTAATCAACGTCAGCACATGAAGTATTCTGGGCTTGGAAAGGATCAGGCGATACTTGATCCGATTGAGTCCATAGTCAGAAATGCAAGGGCGGCCATTACCGGGTCGTTGAGAAATATTGCATCGCAGAGGGCTATCCGCGATGCCCTGATGATAGATCAGGCTACCGAAATTTCATCCGGGGAATTGGGCAGGCTAGGCATCAATGAGAAGCAGAGCACGGTAACTATCCGTGTTGCCGGAGAGAACAAGCACTACCTCCTGAAGGATCCCATATTCCATGAAGCTATAGTCGGTGGTTTCCAGGGTCATAATCCATACTTTGAATTTCTGGGCATACCGGCAAGGTTGCTTAGATCATTGGTCACGCGGTCCCCTGACTACTTGATTGCAAACATGCTTAGGGATTCGTTGCATGTGTATATCCTGAATGGCGGGGAGGCCGAGCCAATCATCGATGCAGCCAAGACGATGGCGAGCAATGTTTCAAAGATGACCCGTGGTGAGGCCAATGAGACATACACCCACTTGCAGAGGATGGGTGCCATTTCCGGAGTGGAACACGCAGAGCTTACCCCCGAGCGACTAACCAGACGATTCGCCATGGATATCGGCAAGGGTGCCGGAGTTGGGAATATTCTCAGGAAATTTTGGGATGCGACTGGTGAGTTGAGTTCGCGCTCTGAATCTGCGACGAGGGAGAATGTCTATGAGTCTGCTTACATTCATGCACTAAATAAGTACCGAGAGGCTGGGTTCGACCGCCTGGATGACAACGGTATAAATATCGCCGAAAGAAAGGCTATGGGAGAGGCTGCGTATCAGGCTGTAGAGGTCCTGAACTTTAGTCGGCATGGTAGTAATCCATACATGCAACTCATAACGGCGACTGTACCGTTCCTCAATTCCAGATTGCAGGGTCTGGCAACGGCGGCAAGGTCTATGCGCGGGGACAGTATTACGGGGAGGTTGAACCCGCAAGATGTAAAGACATCGATGCTCCTCAGGGCAACTACCGTATCATCGGTCTCCGCCATGTACGCAGCGATGGCAATCCTTGACACCGATAGGGAAAAACTGCCAGATCATGTGAAGGATGACTATTGGTTGCTGCCCATCCCCGGCATGGATTACTGGTTCGGGGTCCCGATTCCGTTTGAGGCCGGGGTCATGTATAAGTTGGTTCCGGAGGCGATAACAAACTTCATCATCGGCGAGATGACGGACGGAAGATACGGCGGAACGAGGGCTGACGTTGGTAAGTCTCTTTGGCATGGCATAACGAGTACTCTTAGTTTTAATCCAACGCCCCAGGCCATCAGGCCGGTATGGGAATGGTTCGCTAACAAGAATATGTTTACTGGTAATCCCATTGTCCCGCAGTGGCAGGAGAATATGCCTGGTGCTGAACAATATTCTGACAACACTACTGCGCAAGCCAGGCTCCTCGGCAGTGCTACCGGGCTGAGTCCGAGGAAGATCGATAACACACTGAGAACTATCTTTGGTGGAGTTGGTATCTACACGTTGCAGGCCCTGGACAACGGGTTGCGATGGATGATTCCTGGTATGCCTACAAGGCCCGGCGCCAGGGCTACCGATCTCCCCATCGTTCGGAGATTCGTTAGAGATCAGTACGGCGGTGGTCTGAAGACTGACTTCTACGAGATGAGGAACGCTATCGACGGGATGATGCTGGCCATCAAGCAGGTTCAGGGGACTGAGCCGGAGCGGGCAGTTGAGATGATCAGTGACAATGCCGATCTTCTCTCGGTGAGGGGTGCTGTGAACGCAATAGAGAGGAACCTCTCCAAGATAAGGAATGCTAGGTCTAAGGATTTCCGAACAAACAGGCTTACGAAAGAGAGGGAGTTTATGTACGATGAGATGGAGAGTCGTGCTCTGAGTATGGTTCCCGAGCTAAAGAGGATGATCGCCGGACGGTGAAGTTATCTGAAAATTTTTCGTTGGCTGAGTTGACGAGGAGTCAGGTTGCTACCAGGAAGAATATACCCAATGATCCTAGCTGGATTGAGGTTTCTAACCTAAAGTCTTTATGTAAAAATATACTTGAACCAGTTAGGTTTCATTTCGACAGGCCGTTCAGCCCCGCGTCCGGCTACCGGTCGTTGGTGTTAAACAACGAGATAGGTTCTCACGACAAAAGCCAGCACATACTGGGGCAGGCTGCCGATTTAGAAATTTATGGTGTATCGAACTATGATCTTGCGGTCTGGATTAGGGATAATCTAGACTTCGATCAACTGATACTAGAGCATCACGATAGGGACATCCCATCATCTGGGTGGGTCCATGTTTCTTATCTGGGAAATAACAGAAAAGAGGTTCTCGAATTCAGGGATCATTCCTGGAGTCTGGATCTCAAAAACTAGGAGCTTACGATGGATTGGATTACTGCAAACTGGAGTAGTGTGTTCGATGTTATAACTCGCATAGTAGGAATTGCTGCGATTGTCTCTGCGCTTACGCCGAACACTAGCGACAACAAGGCTGTGGATCTTGTGCTTAATATCTTGAATGCCTTGGGCGGTAACGTGGGTAAAGCAACGAACGCTGAATGACGGTGGCATCCCTTTCGCTTTCGGGTTTAATTATCATACTGGTCCTGGTGTTCATAGTTGCCTTCTATGTGAGGCGACTTGGCCGGGCTGAATCTAATTTGAGTAATGAGACTGAGAGGGTGAATGCTTTCAAGAGATTCAATCGTGCGCTCAGCAAGCCCGTTCTTCGTGGTCGCGATCTTGTTGCTGGGCTGCGCTCATGGTCAAGGAGATAGCATACCCCCGTGCCCGGCTCCGAATCACCTCGTTGCTGGCGAGATAGATGCAATCGTGAGCAGCGGTGCATTCCCCGGTACGCTGTACTGGATAGGTGAGGTGTACAGATACTGTATGGCTATGGGGGATGAGGGGGAATGGTAAAGCCGCTCGCCTTCAGATCCTCCATTCCAAGCAGGCGGTGTATGATATGCAGGAATGAGGATATGTCTTCGTGGATCTCAGACAGCCTCAAGATGACAGCGAAGGAGGGTGAGAGGAAGCCGAGTGCCCTGCTCGTTCACAGGGAGTTGAGGTCGGCCTTCCCCGACAGTGCCCCGCGCCATGAAAATTCTACACGGCGTCACCTGTTAGAACACGATGTGAACTGGAGTGAGTGGGTTGAAGAAAGCTAAACCCTTTATCGACAGGGAGAGGGAGGAGGCTGCCGAGTTCAGGGAGAGGCGGTCTTCCCGGAAGAGGGGAAGTTACAAGGTTGGTGATCTTCCCAGGATTTCGATACCGAAGAAAACGAGTAAGGTTCACTTGGTCATCGGTGACTCGCACGCTCACTGTGAGGAGGGGAATCAGAGGTTTGAGGCCCTTGGCCGGATGGTTAAGGACATCAAGCCAGATTGTGTTATCGATATCGGGGATAGCGCTGACATGTCCAGCCTCCTGGGGATTGAGACTGGATCGAAGTCTCCGATCTTCGAGGGGTTTAGTTATTGGAAGGATATAAATGCGTACCATGATGCCAAGGGTAGGTACCATCATTACCTAAAGGGTTCACGGAATCACCCACGGCATGTGCGTCTTATCGGAAATCACGAAGACAGAATCACGCGACTCTTGGATGTTGAGCCAAGGTTTCGCGGTGTCATAGGATTGGAGGATTTGGAGGATGAAGAATTTGGCTGGGAGGTGGTGCCATTCCTTGAACCAATTGGTATCGATGGTGTTGCTTATTCCCATTATTTCAAGAGTCCAGGAAGCAAGCGCCCGGTCGGTGGGGTGGTTCCGACACGGGCGGTTCTACTAAAATATCCAGGGTCCTTTACTAGGGTCTTCGGGCATTCGCATTCATTTGGATTCTTTGAGGATGCCGAGGGTTCTCCGGGCGATCACTTCAGGAAGATATCAGTCCTCAATGCCGGGTGTTTCTTCTCTCCAAAGATGTCTGGAATGAGGTGGTCCGGTACGGATAAGAACAGATGGAGGTCCGGTATCCTGCTGATTGATGTGGAGAGTAACGGACAGCTTAGGTCATTCAAGTGGTTTGACTATTGGGATGTCCTGAGGGAGTGGGGCCGTTGATCCTTGAGGCTGAAGAAACGGGACAGGGTTCATCAGGTATTTAGGTGGCTCAAGGATAGGCACCCTGTCGAAGGGGAGGTTCGCCTCCGAATCGAATCCGTTATGCCGAAGAGCATGAAGGATTGCGAGGGTGCGGTGTGGTTGTCTGAAGCCCCCTTGATACGGATAAATGGTAAGCAAACCAGGAGTGCTTGTATCTATTGTTTGCTGCATGAGTATGCACATGTGATAGTGTACGAGAGAGACACGGAGTATCCAGGCGATGATCACTCCGATTCATTTTACAGAGCACTCGGAGTGGTCGAAAGGAGTTGGCTGAACGGGGGCGAAGAGGATAGCCAGAAATTTTAAGATGTATCTACCCCACACAGTTGTCATTGGATTTGCTGCCTTCATATTCGCCGCCGCGATGCTTGAAATATTCCGTCGCTAACTAAATCCATTACTCCGGATCCTCCCCCTCGTCCGTGAGTTCCTTCCTTACGTTGTACATCTTCTTGTGGTATCCGAATCGGGCGGAGTAATCGACCAGCCATTGGTGAGCCGTTACGAATTCAATGGCTTCGCACTCGTTCTGTTTGCCAATCTTTTCGATCTCCTCGAAGAAAAGTGGGCATTGCTTTAGCGGTGTATCGGGAGACCACGCCAGCCACAGGAATAACACCTTCCCGGCGCTGGAGTTTGTTATTCGCAGGACGAAGAAGAACTCTGATGGTGGAGTATCTTCCCTGACGAATATCCTAGACTCTCCGCCGGAACATGAGTCATGTAGATCTTGCATCGTCCAGTCACGCCAGGGTAACTCGTCCCGTATTTTTGTAATTGCGGGAACTATTTCATCCCAAACTTCATCTATATGCTTGTCTATTAGCAATGATTTTCTCCCGTTGCGGAACAAAAAAAATCCCCCACCCTTTCCGGGGTGGGGGATTTTTCCTTAGGTGCTTTACTTGTTAGCTTGATTCCAGATGTCGTTGGTTATTTTCCTACTAAGATACCATACCGCCTTCTGAAGATCGCGGGTTGATCCGCCCTGCTCCTTCAGCTTGTATCTGCTTATATATTTGATAGCACAGGCAAGGTGATGCCCGAGGTCCCAGTCCTCTATGACCTCAATTGGTTCTATGTTCTTGTTCTCCGAGTAGTGCCTCGGCCTGTCCACATCGTCGTATTCCGCTGGCTTAACCGGATCCATCTACTACCTCCGGTCCTTATATTCTGTCGCAATCTCCGTGAACTTGTCCCTTGCTTCCGGGTTTGTTCGCAATTGGGATCTGCTCTGAACGCCCATAGCCTCACGCAGTATCTCCGCGCATTCGGCCTCGTCTATTGGATTGTTGATCTTCATCTCTTCGGCGGGCCTGAACTGGTAGAACTTCATAGCTATGAATTTCCTAAACTCTGGGTCTCTGCATAGCTGTCCGGACTCAGCGACGGCCATCATACCCCAGTGTGCTTCCAGGTCCTCTACCGACGGAAGTATCGTGGTGTCGATTGCCTGTGGTATCATGATCGATTCGTCATCGTCTATCTGGAACATCACACATTGAAACCTTGTTCCGAGCGGTGCGTCCAGTAGCGGTGATGGTGCTTCATTCGGGTGTACCGAGAATCCGAATACCCATCCGTTCTTATCCTTGCGCAGTATCATGAGAGATCCTTCAAATGACTGCGCTGCGTCTCGTATATTAGACTCCATCTACCGTATCTCCTCCCCCTGTTGCGGTGATCCTTCCCCATGTACGAAGCGCCAGTCTTTGCGGGGTTCCCTTGTAAACAAATGTTGTCCTCCCGTGTGCATTTTTTCTTTTCATGGGCCTATGTCCGTTGATCTCCACAATGCCACGCTTCTTGGCCTTGTAGAAGAGACCACCTATTGAATTGGGTCTCCAGGGATCACCGATAATGTCCTTTATGTCGTCAGCGTTAAAGCCTTCTCCGGGAGGGTAATCTGTTTTGGACCATTCGCAAATCAATTCCCACGCATCATCCCTCCATTCCTTGTCCTCAGCAACGTATGCCTTCTCCATTCCTTCGCGTGCGAGTCTTTGTCCCTCCGTGACCTCCTCCTCAGTACCGTATAAACCCTTGACCCTTTCGAGGATACGTTCTCCGGTTTCTTCGATGCTTGATAGTATGAAAACGTCTAGTCCCCTCTTAAGTATCTTCATTATCGATTCTCCACTTTTCATAATTATCCTTCGCCCATTCGATAGGTTCTTCGCATAACTCGTTTGCCCACCAGTCCTCCTCATCACCCCTGGTGTGACAATCAGCATGACATTCCCAGCACAGCGGAACGACCCAGTTGTCTCCGACCTTCTGCCCGAAGCCCCTCTTCTCCGAATGCCTTAGATGGTGGGCATGTACGGGAGGGGGGGAGTTGCACACTAGGCACGACTCCCCCCGGATCTCCCTTAAATATCCTGGGAGCCTTTTCTTTTTTATCTTCGGTCTGGCTGTTACCACGGAAGGTCTTCGGGCTTGGGGGCCTCCGTGGTCTTGGGCTTTTCATCTATCTCCATGGTGACAAAGACATACGGATTTCCCTGCTTGGATGTGCGCTCCCACGATGCACATCGAAGCTTCACCATGTTAGTGCCGGAACTCTTTGCGTGTGCCACAAAGGCAGCCAGTGCCTCGGTAGGGATTTCCCCCGTTCCGGTCTTACCCGGATGGTTGTCTGCCTGCTTGTATTGGTTGTCGTACATCCAGAGCTTTGCTTTATTGTTCAATTGTTTCTCCTACTTGTTGTTGAGTGCTTCTATTTCTTGCTTACGTTTGGAAAATTCCCCGACAACTTCTGCCCACATATCGTTGTGTGAGTTCTTCAGCTTGTCCAACTCGTCGCTGTTCCTAATCCACCAACCCGATAGATCGTTCTGTGTGTGGGCTGTCTTCAGGAACACGCGATAGGTAGTTGCTATCCCTGGTACTGAGTTTTGCTTGGCCCTTGGCTTGGCCTTGGTCTTCTGTGCGGCGGCCCCATCATCGTCCTCGTCAACCGGGAATACTCCGGCAGCGTTGAGCAGGGTGTACCTGCGGAGATAGGTGACCTCGCTTCCCCTGTCTTGCGCTCCGGTCTCGCACTGTAGGATCATGGATGATTCCACACTCTCGCCACTCTCTATGTGGAAGAGTATTGTCTTTTGAACAGGACATCCATTCTCATCAAACCCGCTTGGTTGTATGATCAGCACGCCATGCTTCGTGAGTGCTGGCCTGAGCGCATCGAGTACCTTGTCCAGCGGAGCATACTTGTACTTGAATGCGTCAGTATCTTTGACGATTGGAGAGAACTCTACTTGTGCTTCCAAGAGAGCCTTGGATATTGCTTTCATCTACCACCCCTTTGATAGGTTGCATACTGTTCGCAGAACTCAGACACCCCGCAGTAATTTCCCTCACACCTAGCCCTTCGACCGGGCCTTGTTTGAACTACTGCGATACCACCACCACCCATGTCCGAAACAATATTTATTGCTTCGAGTTCGTCGTCACACAACTTGGATGCCCGGGAGGCAACGGTTCCGTTCTTTAGATATTTGTGTACGGCGAATACCGGATCCGATTCCCACATCTCTTCACCCGTGCATAGCGTTGCCTCCTTAGATGTGTGTTCCCTTATCTTGTTCTCTACGAAGTTTATGGTGTCATCTACTTTCCACATGGCTACCGGAATCCTGACTACGGCAGCCTGGGGATAGTCGTATGCCCTCTCTGCTGCGGCCCGGGTCCAATCCCTGATGATGGCAACTACTTCAAGTTCCTTTATGTGGTGACCGTTGAGTTCTGCGAGCAGTCGGTAGACGTTTAGTTGCTTTTCCCATTCGGGTTTCCCTTCTGGATTTTTCTTAATGGAAAATGCTGCACACGTTTTGTAGTCAGAGAGTCTCCATCCGTCACCACCGACGGGAGACCTGAGGTCAACCTGTCCAGAGAAGGTTGTTCCCAGTAGTTCTCCATACAATCTCTCTTCGACAATATCTTCATCGGAAGATCCTGCTTCAAGTATATTGTGGATGGCAGTTCCTAGTAGTGACATGATTCTTTCCGATACATCTTCGACCATCTCTTCCGCGTTGGATGCCCTCAGCCTGCGGATCTGCGAACTACCAATCAGGGTGGTTACCCCCATGTCAGCGTTGCCGTGGCTGTATTCGTTTACCTTGCCGAAGTTAACGAATGCTTCCGGAAGTTTGTGTACGTTAGTTACTTTCATTCATCCTCCTGATTTTTTCCCAGCATAGCCATATTTTTCTGGCGGTCAAGTTAATTTAGGGTATTTTGATTCACATGATTGACTTTGAAATCCTTGGTGAGCCCGCTTCTGCAAAGAATCAGAGAAGAATAGTTAGCGTGGGTGGAAAACCACGCATAATAAAGAGCAAGAAGGCGTTGGATTACTCCAAGGCTTTCAGGGGTCAGTGTCCCAAGCTGGACTACTTGATTGATTGTGACGTAGCTCTCCGTATCGATGTTTGGTATGCGTCGAGGCGTCCCGATTTGGCGTGTGCTGACCTGATTATGGACCTGTTGCAGGATTTTATTTACATGAATGATCGTCAGGTGAAGGCTGTTATGAGTGTCTGGAATTTGGATAGGGAGAATCCGAGATGCAGGATCCGACTGAAAACCCTGAAGGATGGAGGCGACTCGCAAGGGCTGTCATCATTCAGTCTCTCAGAGATCTGGGAGATGTAAAGATCACCGGCCTCCGGGACAAGCCCCAGAGGAATTCCGTCATGAAGTTTATACATGGAAAGAATTTCCATGGGATGTGTTCGTTAGCTGGCTGGGAGCCGGATTGGTTGCTGGATGTCTTCTCCTCCGTCGATCACCTTGGAGATAATGTTAAACCCAAAATTACAAGAGAGACCATAGACTTGATAGAGGGTTTACCATAGGCTTGACCTGTGGGGGCATTACCCCACGGGGAGAAAATATTTTTCGTGACCGCGCCACCGGTCACTGTGATATTTTAGATTATATATATATTTTCAACACTGGGGGTGATGTTAGTTGCTAAGTGACAATGTAGAGAACTCGATAAGGGAATTCGTGGACGACATTTGTATTCGCGAGGCGAGGTCGGGGAGGATGGTATGCCCCGAGTGCGGACCGGATCGAAGGAAGAGCAGGGATAAGACGCTATCGATTACAATCGATGATGGCTTCGCTCTGTTCTACTGCCATCATTGTGATATGAGTGGACGGTTTGGTGTTGGGGTTGATTCCGTTGACGAGAACCCTGTCGTCAAGTCGCTGAACGACGATCACATCAAGTGGTTGCGTGACGAGAGGGGTATATCCGCAGAGACGGCGATCCGGTGTGGTGTTATCTCTGGTACGGCCTATGTGAGAAGTCGTGGCGGTGAAGTGTCGTGCATTGGGTTTCCCTACGAGAATGAAGATGGAACCAGCGCAATCAAGTGGCGCGATTCCGCTAAGAATTTCACCCAGACGGGGAGCGCGAGATCTCTTTGGAGAATCAGCGGGTTCTCCGGCGGCGATCTTGTCATCTGCGAGGGTGAATTTGATGCCCTGGCATTCGAGGAGGCAAACATATTTGCAACCAGTGTTCCGAACGGTGCGCCCAGTTCCGAGGTATCGGGGGATGCAGCAAAGAAATTTGCCTACCTCTGGGGTGATGTGCTCAACCAGGCTGATAAAATTATATTGGCAACAGATAGCGATGGACCCGGGGGGATCTTGTCTGACGAGATAGCTCGCCGTGTGGGGAGAGCTAGGTGTTGGCGCGTCAGGTATCCGGAAGGTTGCAAAGATGCCAATGATACGCTCCTTGCACACGGTAGAGATGCCTTGGTGGAGTGTCTGAAGTCTGCAACTCCGTGGCCTATCTCCGGTCTCAGGGATCCATCCGAGTACAGGGAGGATGCCGTCTCCCTGTTCAATGGCGGGTTCAAGAATGGCATAGGATGTGGTGTAACAAGTATAGATAATATCTATCGTGTCATGCCGCAGACCCTCACGGTTTGCACGGGTGTACCCGGGTCGGGCAAGTCCGCCTTCCTGACTTGGCTTGCCGTGGGCTTGGCGAAGAGGAACCATTGGAACTGTGCCCTGCTGAGCGCCGAGACTTCTTCCCAGATACATATGCTACAGATGGTGTCTACATATATTGGCGAGCCATATCGAGGTCCCAACAAGATGTCGGAGTATGATCTGGAGCGTGGCCTGGATTGGGTGGCCAGTCGTTTTGTATTTATCGATGAGAGCGATACTGAAATTAATTCAGTGATAGACAGGGCGCACGCAGCCGTGCTGAGAAATGGTGTACGTCTCCTGATGATTGATCCGTATAATTTCCTTACCGGATCCTTGCACGGACAGAACGACGATCCATCCAGCGTGTCTCATATTAATTCGCTGCTGGTTGCACTCAAAAGTTTTGCCGTGGAGAAGGGTGTTGCTGTTTTCCTGTGTGCGCATCCAACAAAGATGTATCGTCAATCTGATGGGAGAGTACCCACCCCTCTCGGCTATGATGTTTCCGGGTCGGCGGCGTTCTACAACGTGGCAGACTCTGGCCTATCCATCTCAAGGGAGGGCGAGGGAAGCACTAAGATTACATGCTGGAAGGCTAGGTTCCCATGGATAGGGGCACCCGGGGAAACAGTTGTAGATTTCGATCCGGATCGTGGAACGTATTCAGATGTTGCCCTTGGATGGGAGGGTTTTGACGTTGACTTCCGATGATCTGCCAGACAAGGCGCAGTCCTCGAAGCGTGGCTTTGTGTCCGAAGACGTAGACATCGGGGGTCTGGTCAAGAGGAACAGGGTTGTAGATCAAACAATCTTCGATGCCATGTTCCTAATGGAGATGATTGATCAGGGTCACCATGAGGCTGTTCATTTATTTTTGGGGTCCACCATATCATCCGGCATGTCCCTGTCCGGCATCTCGCCGGATACAGTTTCAAGACCACCCGCGTATGCTGTCGGGGATGCGATGGCCGACAGGAGGATGGCGTTCTCTGCCCCGTACCGGAGAGTTGTTGCCGAGTGCGGCGACGAGGCCGCGACCCGACTGGTTGATATTTTCTCCGACATATACACATACCCGAAATCGAAGGGTGTCTTGATGGGGCTGGCGAACTCACTTCTTCCAGCGCTCTCCGCACTGGTAGACTTTTATGGGATAGCCAGCAGGAGAGACCCGAGGAAAATTGTTCGTCGTCAGGTTGGCTACTACAAAAAGAAAAAGGCCCCGTTAAGGGGCCTTTAGGTGGGGGGAGGGGGACATCCCCTCCCCCCGTTGCACAGGAGAACCAATGGGCGTAACAACCTCATCCGTTCAATGCAAGTATTGCGTACACCGGGTGTTCGGTCAAGGGCTAAACATGTCTAAAGACATGTGCATTGTATCGTACTCATCTAGATCTACTTTGATCATAGATTGCATGTGACTTACCGTCATGAACATTGCGGACCGATTAAGCGATCCGGCCTCACAGCTACCATTCCTGAAAATCTTTAGCCAAGTTGGTCGATCCTCGGTTATGGCTGCATGAAGATCTGTTGTGAATAGATCCATGGAGTGTGCGTCGAGGCCATTATTCATAGGTTGATTTTTCCAATGAGACAATTTCCTTAGCCTTCTTGATGGACCATTCAGTCATGGATGAATCCATTCCCACGCTCCGCCATATACCTGTATACACTGCGCCCTCTATGTCCTCCCACGATTCGCCGGAGCCATGACATGCCCTTACTAGGGCACGCATTTCTTCATCAATCATCCTACATCTTTCCCTCTTCCCTCAGGAAGCGTATCAGGATCAGGCTGACCTGATTGCTGAGACTCCTGTGGTTGTCAGTGGCCATGTCTTTTAGTGCATCCTTTATGCGCTTTCCTTCATCGCCCCCGGGCAGGGATAGTACCAAATTATTTTGAACCTTGCGGATTTTCGGGGTATTACTTTCCATTTTCTTCTCCTCTGTGTACGTTCTTGTTTGGCATTGACATTTTTCAAACTCTATGCAATCACCATAGTTTGATACTACACTCCCCCTTCCACCACATAGCGGACAAGGGGGGCTACTCATTGGGAAAGATCTTTACAATTTCTCCCGAGTCAGCATCTGCCAACACAGCCTCCGGTGTATGGGTTGATCCGTTGGTGTACCCAAAGGCCTCTTCTATATTCTCAGGCATGTCTACTGGTATTGCCAGCGCTGCTGGCCCCGGCATTTCGTTCCTTCTTGCTGCTGGTTCGGAGAGTGAATACACCCACACCTCGTCACCACCAAATTCAGTTCTGAATCTCCAGGCATTGGCCATCCTTGAGCCTCCTTACCAATGAATGATAACCCATTGCTTGGGTTGGTCAATTACTTTCCACCTTTATCACCCTTGGTTTTCCATTCCTGTCAATCGATATATCCATATACCCCTGTGGGTTTGAACATTTCGGAGACAATCCTGTTTGGTTTTCGCTCCAGTAGATACCGCAGAATTCACACACCAAATCCTCGTCGAAACGGTGTGGCCATGCTGGCTGTATGTCTGACTTGGGATGTCTCTTCGTCCACACTGCCCTCACCTTCTCCATGTTTTGCTTGTATGTGCGCTCGCCTCGGTTGCGGATCTTCTTAGCGCCACGGTAACATTTATTTGAGCAATATATTTTATTGTGTGGTGCCTTGTCTGGCTTGGGAACTATCAGGCTGCAATGCTTACAGTATATTACTTGTGAATTCATTGGGTTCGACCCTTTTCCATGTCAGTACTTTTGATTCAGTCTCTATCCAGCAATGCGCACCACACGACAGTGGTTTGTCCGGTGAGTACACAATCCGGGATGGGCCGGAGATGTCTACCGTGTGCGCGTACCTATTCGACTTGTAATTCTTGACAGTAAGAACAGGTTCGTTGGTTCCGCTCTTCTTGTTCCGTTTTATAATGTGCTGATTCACATGTATGATTGTTTTCATTTGATTCTCCTGTAGTGTCCCCTCCCCCTTGACCCCCCCGGGTTTCGGGAGAGGGGACTTCCGGGACAGTCCCGGATTATTTATTCGCCTTGGCCAGCAGCATGATCACCTCGATCAATGCTCCATGGTTACCGACAAGGTTGGTGATCTCATCCGCGATCTCAGCGGGGTCTTCCGGCCAACCATCAGCGGGCTTGAAGTGGTCCCTGTGTACGGAAGTTCTGTTCCCAATCCTGGGACGAACCTTCTCGATCTCACCCATGATCCATTCATGGATTACTTCTGCCTCGGCGCTCTCTTGCGAATCGTAGTGTCGGTCCCAGGAATTGCTTGGGCATTCAACCTTGCTGTTCATTTTAGTTTCCTCCCTTCAGTGATGCGGATTTCCATGGGTCACCGCGATTGAGTCCGCTAACTGATATTATTTTGTATCCGTGAACTCGAACTAGGTCGGACAATTTCATGGGCCACTTGAGTCTGTTGTCCAGGGCAAGTTTACCTACTGAACATATCAAGTGTCCGGAGTTGTCCTCAGTCATGCAAAATATCAATCGACAGTCGTGACCTTTCTTCTTCAGCAATGATCTACATGCGATTGCGAAGTCATCACAATCACCATAGATGCGGTCATAGTTTTCTGGGAATCTCCAATCCTCTGGCTTGTCGTACAGTTCCTTGTCGCTCTTGTATGTAAAGCCATTCTTTACCCTGCGGAAAATTTTACCAGCATCTTCTATATAATTCATCAGCAATCCCAATCGTCTAGTTCCCATCCCGAAGAGTCATCGATTGTCTCATCGATTCTTTCCAGGTAGCAACATTTCTGACTGTTGTCCCTTCTCCACAAGACACATCCCCAGGGTGTATCCACCGTGTCACCCAGTATTAGTGGGGAGTCACTCTCCGGGTCTGGGACTGGACCCGTTTGGCAAGCGTATGATAGTGTTGCTGTTAGGAAAATAATTATGATATTTTTCATACCGTCCATTCCTCCCTGATTTCCTTAGCTAGATCCCCGAAGGACATCACCTTTTTATCTTCTGCGAATTCCACCGACATCATGTACCTTGGCTTGTCAAGGTTTACCACACAATGGTGTACTTGGGTATTCAATAGATAGAATGTGTTTGGTTTATACACAAGTTCAACACAGGGTCCCCTCCTCGCATTGTCCTCGTCCTCTGCTTGATACTCCGGTGAGAACAGACAATGGCTGTGGTTCTCTGGTGTGAGTAGCATGTTCACACTCACACCCCTATCGGCGTCAACATGCCAGTCATAGTATGAGTTGCCGTTTATCTTCAAGACACCAGCTACGAATGGATGCCTCTTGTACAGCCATTGCAGGAAGCCATCACTCCAGAATTTGAATTCCCCGCCCGGACCCTTTAGCGGGAGTGCCTTGAAAGCGTAGTATTGGATCCACATTTCTTCGGGTTGATTAAACGCCCAGTCAAGCAGCTCCTCCGTTAAACTAGACTCCCACTCCACTTCCATGAACATAAAGTCCATCTATCTCACCCCTCCTCTCCATGACGAATGAATCCCAGCCCTTATGTCCGGGCCACACCCTGGATCCCTTCGATTGGTTACACCCGGGACAGATGCCCCCAAAGTTAAGGTTGCAATGCCTCCCCTGCTTTGCGAGCGGGGTGATGTGATCCGTCTGCGCAGCCGGTTCCGAGAGACATACATAACAGGTACCGGTCACAATCTTTTCGTATTCGTTTCCATTGCATACCGTACATATCGAGCTTGCCTTCCTCGCCCTGTAGAGTTGCCTCTCCTTCCTCCTCTTCTCGGGGTAGGAAAGTCGCCGGGCATCCCGCTTCTCCTTGATGACCCCACGATTCCGGATACGGTACCCCTTGCAATATTTCTTGTTGTATGCGTTGCATCTTTCTCGGTTCTCTTCCCGGTATTTTGAGGAGCGCTTCCTGGCTGAACTGCGGAGCTTATCAGCGTGCTTGAGCCTGTAGCCTGTATTGTATTCCTTGACACACAGGGTACACCTGAAGCGACCCCCCCTGCTGTGACCCTTATCAATTACCCATGATTTTTGTGCGGTGTGCTTTTCGCACATTACTCTTTTCATTTTGTTCTCCTGAAATATTTTATTAGTACCAGCGCGGCCCGGGAACCTCCACCTCTATGACATCTCCGAACGGAGGCCTGTTTGAATACGAGTCGCTGTCATATACCGGGTCCGAGCTTGCCCATAGTGTGGGGCAGCTTGGCTTCGGTCCGTAGCTAGAGCAACAAAGATCAGTGAAGATAATGAGGAAGTCAGGATCTTCTGTCTGCCTCTTCACCCAGTTGGTAATCGACTTAAAGTTGGTTCCTCCGCCGACGTTGAATCTATTCGGCACATCGTCACCATCATATATTTCCACTATATCATCCTTCTGTATCACAGAGTTGAATGGTACGATGGTGATCCTCCTTGCCGGGACCTCCGTCCTGAGTTGGTTGATCATTGCTATGAATGCGTCACACTCCCTCTGCATAATAGAGCCGGAGACATCCATGCCTATTACGCCCCAATCAATTCCTCCCTCATGAATGGAGGGTGCCCAGATACCTGCGGGCAGGTATCTCCTGTTTGGCCTGCTCCACGTTTCGTTAATGGGAGTGCCGGTTCCAGACCAGAATTCAGACAGGAGGTTTGCCCAATCGGCAGACGGTGCGAGAATTTCGTTCACCGATCTTTTGTGGAGAGCGCTGCCGTCATTGCCAGCAGTCTTGCTTGCCTCGTTGGCCATGTGTACATCCACAGTCAGGTCGCGCATTGCTTTATGCTTCCCTTCCTCGGTCAACTCCTTGCCGTCCTTGTCGGTGGCATCCCACACCTCGCCGGGCTGTTTCTCGGGCGGCTCCCCACCTCCCCCGGGCGGCGGCGGCTCGTTTCCCCCAGCCCCAGGCGGGGGAGGCTTTCCCCCGGGCGGCGGGGGCGGGGGCGGGGGCGGCTTGAACTCCTCCTCCACCCTTCCGTATATCCTTTCCGAACTCCACCCCTTGTATTTGTAATCACAATACCAGCCCTCCCCGATCTTCATTCCGGCATCCAGAATCTGGTGGTTCACGGCATGATCGGTTGCTGCATTCCAGAGATCATGATTCCGACCGCCCCGTCTAAGGTGATGTGCCAGGGCCTTGTGTGATACTTCGTGAACAACGAGTGAGAGTTGCTCGTCGAACGTCAGGTCGAGGAAGTATTGTGGGTTGACAAAGAGATGCCTCCCATCCGTTGCTGCCGTCTCTACTCCGCGACCATTCCAGTTGTTGCATACCACCACATCGAATCCCATCGCAATGGATCCGTAATATGGATAGTCGTTCAGCAGCCTCCACCTGCACCTCTGTACAGCCTTGATGCACTGCCTCTTTTCTGCACCATCTATCTGTGTAAAAAGTATGTCTCGGATCATTGAGTTCTCCCTTAATAACAGTGTTGTTTTTAACCGAGGGTGATTTCACTGTGCGTGACCTGAAGTTCTCCCCACTTGGAACAATTGGAGAATTCATCATGTGCGTTCTGGCACAGCTTGAGTCCGAAGAGAAGCATCTCCGCATCCATCCGCTCGAAGTAGGATGCGATTGCATTGAATGTCTTCGACTCTACATGATTGCCCCCATTCTTGCAGTGCTGGAGGAACGCTGCGACATTGGAGATCACAGCGTACTGCCCGTTGGGTCCCACTTCGGGGTTGTCTTCCCCGGGCATCCTTGCACCATCGGGATCATCGAAGATCTCAGTGAGTGTGGGGAGATCTTCTGCCATAATGAAGAAGGCTCTGATCTCTGTCCACATCTTGTCACCCACGCAGCCAGGCGCGAGAGCATCGAGTATTTTTTCGTCGAGTCCCTGGTTCAGTAGAGAGTTGAGCTTCTGTACACCACGGGGAGATGGCTGCACCTTGCTCTTGGTGTTGGGATCGAACGAGTTGAGCATCTCCTTGTTCTGTAGTTCTGCCCAGCCAAGCATGGCAACCAGCCGAGCATCCCAGCATTTCTCCTCAGCGTAGGCGATGAGCCTGGGCATAGATACACCCATCGGGACAGTAATGATTCGACCCTCGCGGATGGATCTAGGAAGAGCCCTCGCTCCGCACTTATCCTCGGGCCGGTTGCCTGCTGCGATATACACGCAGTTGTCCGCCTTCTTCCTCCCGCGAATCTCACCCTCCTCGGCAACGGACTGCCAAGCTGAAAGGGTTGCGGGATTGGCGTTGGGAAGCTCGTCCCAGAACACCATCACAATATCGTACTGCTCATCCCCCTTGGCTTGTCCAAGGATATCATCAGGTACCAGGAAGTTCAGCTTCCCCTCCTTGAAGTCCGGTGCCGGTGCCCCGAAGTCAACGCTGTCACTTTGCGAGAGGATATTTATCCTCACGAGCACCTTGGGATGGGCGATGCCGAGCGCCTTGGATCCGTGCTTCTCCTTCCACTCTGCATATGCACAGATCATCTTGGTCTTGCCGATGCCGGGAGGAGATTCCATATAGAGGATAGTCGCATCCCCGCCTGCCAGTTGCGCTTCGACTGTCGCGTCGATCATGTCCATGACTTCTTCTGTCGTGAATTCGTCCGTGTTGTTCCATTCCATTTCTTGTTCTCCTGTTTTAGAAATATTAATCTCGCTTGGAACCAAACTGTCCAACCCTGGAGAGGATGTCGCTTGCCTTGCTCTTGATATTCTTCCTGAGTTCGGGGTCCTCCCTTAGTTCATCAGGGGTAACAACGCAGATCTCGTTGACCAATCGTCTTCGCACGTTCTCGATCTCGGGATCGTTGGTGATGTTGAAGTGTCCAAGTAGTCCGGCGATCTCCCGCACGTTACCCACGATTGTATCGTGAAACTTGCCTACGGTTTTGCCGTTCTCGTCCTTGCCATATGCTCCCATTCTATCAACCATCCTTACGAGAACATCCTCCACCCTGCTAGTCACATCCCGAACCGTACCCTGGAGTCTGCTATTTTCAGCAGCGTGTACGTCCTTAATGAACCGTTCCTTCTGCTCTTCTGTCAATCCACTCACGTTAACGTCGGCAGCTTCCGTGATAACTCCTGGGATTGCTTCTATTTCAAACTTACTTCTACCCACCTCCTCGGAGGGAAACTCCATTCCGTATTGTGCAAGGCCGCCACCCTCTGATTCCCAGAGTTTCTTCTGGTCAATGTAGGAGCCGAAGTGCTTCTCCATTTCCCCCTTGATCTCCGTGATTGCCTTATTGATATGACTGTCGAGTTCAATCTTGATTGCGTTGGGTACGAACCTTCGCCCGTCATCACCCCAGGGCATAGTGTTGGCCTTGATCCAGTTCGCCAGAGTCTGCTTCATATTCTTGGCGTTGTTCAGATGGGGTGAGTCGAAGAGTTCAACCCATACACCTGCTCGCTTTTTATTTTTGACTGACTTGGACTCAATCAACTCAGCCGTTGCGGTCCTGTGCTGCTTCCTTCCTCCACCAAATCTCGCGTGCAAAGAGATGGTTGTTCCCAACTCAGCGGGACTGGGAAACTTGATTGCTTCATTCTTGCCTGCCATTGTGTTCTCCTGTTGTAAATAACACCGTTGTTTATTGCGACTCAACTTACTATATCATTATAGCACATCTATAATGGTTGTCAATGTGTGTATTTCCCTACGCTGCCGGGTTCACTCCTCCTCCTTGCATTTAATCCTGTTGCCGTTTTCGTCGTATTCCTCTCCCACTACCTTGATCCTGTAGCCGTTGTACTCATACCCGTCCATCGCAGCGGGCTTGCTTACGACCTTGTGACTGACCAACGGGTTGGTGTAAATCCCTGGTTCTTTATTGAACCATCGAACCGCTTCTGTCACCGAGGATGCTTCGATATACGCTGCGCCCTCTATCGTTGCCTCCCAATCAATTCTGTATGTCCTTGTCTCTCTCCCTGGATCTCTCATTTCACTCCTCCTATTTTATTTTCACAACTTCATAGCTTCCGCTAAACATATCCTTGGTGATATATAGAGAGTCCTGCTCATCCCTTGTCTTGCTCTCGATATATTCCAGGGCCTGGTCCTCCCCCAAAAATACTGCAACTACTTCATAATCCATGGCGCAGATCTCCTCCCAAAATACTTCAACTACTTCATGCGTTGAATCACCCACCACGTTGGTCCCCCTAAGAAACATCGTTGTTATTTAGATCTCGATGCGTTGCGTCTCAACCTACGCTTCAGCTTATTCTTCATGGCTACTCTGGACAGTTTACTGTCCAGCCTTGGGTGTTCTCTGCCTTTTTCTGTCAGACGTTTTGCTCTCGATCTACCCGGTATATGCTCGATGCCAGTGATCCCTCTCCGTACTATCAGTTCGTTGATGAACCATTCGGGGAGATCCTCGAAGAGCATTGTCCTGACGGACTCATCGCCACGGGTCACCTTCAACGAGACAGTTCTCAATCCGTCCGGCCACTTCATGCCACCCTCTGGAATATCAAGGTCATTCCACGACTGCTTGCACGCGCCATGCTCAAAGGCATCGGGGAATAGTCTCTCTATTGCAAGGGATTGTGCCAGATCTTCATACAGTTCCGCGACCCTGCCTTGCCGTACCTTCTGAGCCTTAATCAGTTCATCTATCTTGGTGTGTTTATCGGTCATAGTCTACTCCTCCTTATCCTCGGTGAAGACTATCCGGGCGATCTCACCCAGGCTTGCAGTGGTGCGGTCATCGTACTCGGCCTCGTCCTTGACCCAGCGTCTATCGTCGCTACCGGTGTTGCAGTTCATGAGTTCCTTGAACGTGGGCTCATTCATTGCTCGACCTCCAGCTTGAGTGCCATCATGAGATCCTGACCGCTGTCGGCCTCCCTGCTTATATCCTGGTAGTACTCCTCGATCTGTTCTTCGTCCATTTTAGTTCTCCTGTTTTGATGTTTACTTACTGATGTTGATCCTGACTCGCTCGCCCGTCTTCTGGTCAACGAGTATGAAGTACTTGAGTTCCTCGTCTTTATGGGTCGCATACATCATGAGTAGATCCTTGCCTATGGTGTTACCCATATGGAAAGAGTCATGATCGAAAGGGTTTGAGTCCGGCGGGATTGATTCCATTTTCTTGATGATGATGTCCATCTGGTTCTCCTGTAAAAAACACCGTTGTTTTTTAGCGAGGACTATCCCCGCTTCCGGGGTGCGGTCAGGATATAATTATCATCCGACCGGTACACCCATAGCTCCTCCCCATACTCAGGGTTCTCAAGTTTTGCTGCGTAGTCGGCAACCCTCACCGCGTACTTGTTATTGAGAAATTGCTCACCGTAATTAACACCGTTGATAATTACGTCCCTCTCCCCACCTCGCTGCAGGTAGGTCATATCCTGGAAGTGGGGTCCCTTCTTGACCAGCGACCGGGCGTGTTGCGGGCTGATCTTTTCCAGATAGATATGATCATGATCCTCGAATACGTAGGTGGCACAGGTCTGCCCTTCGTCCATTTTAGTTCTCCTGTTGTTAAAAAACATCGTTGTTTTTTGGCTTCGCTATGAATGCCTCACACGCCCTCTGGAATTTAGTGAAGCCCCGGGCCTCATCTTCTTTCCGCGAGTGCCAGACAAGATTGAGATCGATCCACCCCCGCTCACCCTCCAGCTTGTCAAGCTCTCCCCGGAGCTTCTCGATTTCAGACACGACCCACTCCCGCCTTATCTCCAGGCGGTCGCGGGGCGGGATGCCCATCGTTCCCAGGTCGGGGCCGCGTTTCATTGGAGCATCCCCTTCTCGTCCTCTACGAAGAACAGCGAGAGCATCCCGGCGATTCCGATGATGCAGCGCAACGCTGTGGTCAGGTCAAATCCTGTTAGGTCCATGCTCGTTCTCCTGTGGTGGTTGCTGGTTCAGATCTAAAAAGCAACGATGTTTTTTAGGTCCAAGCCAACAACCCCCGGGGCTTTCGCCCCGGGGATGCTGCTCTGGTTCGATCTAGCCGATGATCGCTTTCAGCTCGACGGCTGCCTCGCCGCTCACGAAGGCCTCAAGATCCACGGTATCCTCGGAGAGCTTGGCGAGAGTCTTAAGAAGCTCCCGGGCCTGCTTCTCGGCCCTGTCCGCGAGGTCCACGGGTCCACGCAGCAGCGCGTCCAGCTTGGCCATAGAGTCCACTTCCGCGTCCTCCAGCTTCGTCCAGAAGGCCTCGCGAGTCTCCACCTTCTTGAACCGGTAGTCCGTTGCGATCAGCACCAGACGGTTCCACCACTTTTTCGCGCTCGACTCCGACTTTCCGGCCTCGACGAAGGCCTCAATCAGGCCATCCCTCGCGAGCTTCACCTTGGACCCCTCGGTGCGCTGTCCCTTGGTGAAGCTCCGCTTCGTCCTGAACCCATCCGCCCGAAGGGCGAAGAGCGAGTCCGGCACGGCGACCTTCAGCGCGGCGCCATCGGCTCTCGCGTAGGCCTCGTTGCGCGCCTTGTCCGCCTTGTCGGTGGATACGGTATGGGCTACGAGCCCGGCATACGTTGCTTTGAAATTCGACATTTTGGTTCTCCTGATAGTAGGGGCATGGCCCCCGGTATGGGCAAGGGTGAATCCCTCGCCCGGGTATCCGAGCCATTCGGCCCGGGTAAATAACAGCGTTGTTTTTTACGCGGTACAGTACTGCAGTAGTAGCTTGTCGTATAGCCCCGGTTTGGCATCGGGATTCTTGCGAGCGTTTGCTAGGTTTTGCCTCCACTTCTTCTTGAGTGGCTTTCCGTTGGTGCGGATCCCTCGCGCTTCGGCCTCGCGCCGATAGGCTATTGACCCCATCTCGCGCCCATCGGGCGCGCTCCCGGATCGGTTGGCCCTATCATGCTGGCGGTCTACCCTCTCCTTAACTGCCCGATCTGGTTTGCGGGATCCTATCGGCTGCTCCTGCGCAGCTTCCGCATGCCTCGCGTGGGTCGCCCGCTTGCCTCGCTCCCGGGTGGTCTGGCACTTGAAGATGCCCGCTTCCGGGTCTCGCTTCCGATACTGCAGACGCATGGTCTCCCCTCTCTGTATCGGGAGCCATTCGGCCCCCACAAGAGAACTATACACTAGAACACGTTCTATTACAACACTTTATTATAGTGGGGAAAACCCCCCAAAATGGATATTATTGTCTTCGGGTGTCCTGGGTAGGGTGCGGTACTCGATAGCAGTGGCGAGCCTCTCAGAGCGTATGGGGGGCGTGTGGTTTTCACCCCTATAACGCCCTAGGGCATGGGATGGGATCCCGCGGGGAATGGGGGTGTAGGCTTTTTGCACCAGTCTCCC